GAAAGACAGCACGAGTTCCAGCTCTGCGTTTATTAATAAAATAGCCAAGGTAAGAAATGCGCCTCCATTGACTGGTGCTCCTCTTAACCAAGGAAACGAGAAGAACTCGGATGGTACGAAAGCGCACCACAGATAACGCAGGTAGCTAAAGGCATCAGCACTGTTACAGTGAATCTGATAGGTGTTGTCTGATGGCGTTTTTCACCGGAGCGAATGGGTCGTTAGAGCTGGAAGGCGTAAAAATTGCTGCTGTTCAGAACTGGAGTTTTACGGTCAACGTTCAAACAGCAGAGGTTACACCGCTAGGGGGGACAGACACTACAATCATTCCAGTCAAAAGAACAACGACAGGCAGTTGTCGAATTTTGTATTATCAAAATGTAACAGGAACGAAAGATAGTACGAGTTCCAGCTCTGCGTTTATTAATAAAATAGCCAAGGCAAAAAATCCGCCTCCATTGACTGGTGCTCCTCTTGAGCAAGGCGACAATGATCCATCTGGTGACGTGTTCTCATTATTGAGACTAAAAATGGATGATGGTTCGGCTACCGGTCGTTTTGTTGAGATGAGGATTTTAATTACAAGCCTGACGGTAACAATGAGCGTTGGTGAAATTTTTGCCGCTGATATTCAGTTCCAGAACAACGGAGCGATTAAAGGGCTGGATCTCTAATGAGCGTTTACCTTGGTACGTTTGGCAAAGTCGAGCTGCGTCGAAAGTCTGACATAAAAGGCTTTCGTGCAACGATCAAGCCGTCCGACGTTAGCGTCACTAATAAAATTTTTGGCCTTACGGTTGAAACTGAGCTTGAGCCTGACCCTGACGAAAACTACGCATTAGGTGAATTAATAACTGGAGATAAAGTGCAATTCAAAAGCACTGACGGGTCAGTTCTTGACTTTGTTGATAGTTATACGGGAGCAATGGCAACGTATTGGGTTTATGTTGACGAGCTAGGTGGGATAAGGCTATTTAATAGTTTCGCTCATGCTGTTAACGGCTTAAAAACCAATGCGGTTACTCTTGCTGTTCCCGGCAATGATATTCCTATTCGGGTTGACATAAGAAGTGATCAGAGCAGAGTTTTGGCTCAAGTCACTAATTTTGAGTTAAATACTGAACGTGAAACTGTAGACACAACATCTCTTTCTGATGAGTTTCGCAGTCGGATAAGCACTTTGATGTCTGGTTCTGGCCGGATGACATGTTTTTGGGAATACACAGGTAACACAACCAAAGAACTGCCTAATTATTTAGTGGAACTTGTCTTGCGAACTAAGATTGGCTCAGACTTTCGTGCTCAGTTTTATCTTAAAGCCCCTGGTTATAACCCTGGCGGAGTAGCAGCAAGAATTAACGACGAAGTGTTTTACGACTTTAATGCAGTCATTACAGCCTGCGCGGTTCAATTTGCTACAGACAATGTTGTGCAAATTACAGCAGATTTTATTACAACCGGAAAAGTTAATTTAAGAATGCACACCTTGCAGGAAGATGCAATTGTTCAAGAAGATGGAGATTTCATTCCTTTGGAACAGAATAGTAATATCAATACAGGCAGCCCCGCCCCCGTTCCCTAAGGTACGAGCACCATGGCCAATTTAAAAATTTCAGATTTGCCAGCTCTTGCTGGTGCTGACCTAGCGGCGAATGACCTTCTGGTTGCTGTTGACACAGGCGCAGCAGCGTCAAAGAAGCTGACCGTTGGTGACTTGATCGCCAATGGCGTCACCCTGATTGCTGATGACGCAATCCCAGGCGCAAAGATTTTGTTTGCCGCTGGTGGTATTGCTACAGCAGACATTGCCGATGCTGCAATAACTACGGCCAAGGTTGCTGATGACGCCATCACAGCCGCCAAGCTTGCTAACGAATCAACAGTTGACCTCGTTACAACGCTGCCCAGCTCTGGGGCTTTCGTGGGACAGCTCGCTTTAGACACTGACGATAATTTCCTTTATTGCTATAACGGCAGTGCATGGCTCAGCCTTAAGGCAGCCGGGTCTATTAATACTGTCGCTGGCAGCACGGTTGGCTTAGTTGACATTGTTGTCACTACCACCGGATCAAGCGTTTCGATTGCTGCAACACAGAACGACACTGATGCGGCAAACAAGTTTTTAGCAGGCCCAACTAGTGGAGCTGGTGCGGTTGCGTACAGGATCATTGATGGCAGCGACCTACCTGTTGCGACAACAAGCGCCAAGGGCGGTGTTGTTGTTAACGGTGAAGGACTCCGCATGGATTCCAACACCATTGAAGTTGATAACGACGTAACGCTTAGCACTACGCACCATGTGGTGACGTATAGCGCCAAAGGTTTAATTACTGGCGGTCGCGTTCTTACGTCAGCAGATTTACCGGTTGCCACAGGTAGCGCAAGAGGTGCCGTTATTCCTGGATCAGGGCTTGCTGTTGATGGCAGCGGCAACATCAATCACAGCAACACTGTCGCGGCTGGAACTTATACCAAGGTCACAGTTGACGGCCAAGGGCACATCAGTGCTGGCGCTACTTTGGCAGCGACAGACATCCCAGACATATCTGCAGCAAAGATAACTAGCGGAACAATTGGAAGTGCAATTCTTGAAACAGATGCCGTTACCGGAGAAAAATTAGCAGATCAATCAACTTGCAAATTTGGTGGAGCCTCGGCGACAGATAATGTTGTAACTTTTCCTACTGGGGATTACAAAGGACAACTGTTTTTCGACGAGAAAAACGAAGATCTTTATATTTTTACATCTGAATCGTTCCTTCCGATCACGGTTATCAGCGGCAACCTTGTTAACGCTGGAACGTATAACGCCAACACTAACCTTGTAGGCACAGTCACAACTGCTGGCTCTGCTGCTGGCTTTAGTGCTGGTGGTGCGTTGCCAACGCCTGCAACAGGCAACCTCAACTATTACGTGGTTGTTAGTGACTCTGGAACAGGTTCAGGTAATGCCCCTGCCGTGAGTTTGGCGCCGCCAGACATGCTCATATCTTTGGGTGCAGGAGCATCAACGTTCCAGCTAATCGATGTTTCAAACGCTATTGCTGGCCAGACGGCGGCAAATATTTCGGTTGTTGCGACTGGAGGCATCGCGGCTACAGACGTGCAGGCTGCATTACAGGAATTAGATGCTGAAAAGATTGGAGCTGCTGGGCCAACATTTACTGGCACGGTGTTACTGGGTCAAAACGCTGTTTTGGCGTTTGAAGGCTCTGCAGATGACCAGTACGAAACCACAATTACGGTTGTCAACGCTACGGCTGACCGCACGATTACATTCCCAAATGTGAGCGGTAACGTCATTACCTCTGGTGATACGGGAACAGTTACTAGCGCAATGATTGCTGACGCCACGATCGTCAATACTGACGTTAGTGCTACAGCTGAGATTGCAGTCAGCAAGCTTGCAAACGGCACAGCACGTCAACTGCTACAGACTGATACTGCTGGCAGCGGTGTTGAATTTACAAGCAACGTTGATATTCCTGGAACGTTAGATGTCACAGGTGTTGCAACGTTCGACAGCACCTCAACCTTTGTTGGCAACGCTACGTTTAATGGCAGCTTGATCTTTGAAGGTGCAACGCCTGACGCACATGAGCTGACACTGAGTGTTGCTGATCCAGGTGCTGACGTTACGGTCACGATTCCTGCTTCTACTACGACGCTTGCTGGCCTTGCTGTTGCTCAGAGCTATACGAAAGCGCAGCGTGGAACGCCTGTTGCATTGACCGATGCAACAACGATTGCTGTTGACATGAGCCTAGGTAACAACTTCAGCGTCACGCTCGGGGGAGGAAGATCACTTGGCGATCCAAGCAATGTCACTGCTGGTCAGTCTGGTGTGATTGTGGTTACGCAGGATGGAACGGGCAGTCGCACGCTTAGCTACACCGGAACAAAGTGGAAGTTTTCGGGAGGGTCTGCAAGCGCACCTCAGCTAACTGGAACGGCTGGTGCTGTTGATGTATTGGCTTATTATTGCGAGAGCGCAACGCGCATCACGGTCACCTCGCTGTTAAACGTTTCATGAGTATTCCTGGTGCTGCAAGTCCGCTGTTTCTAGCAACGACTGGAGCGGCGGAATTTTCT